AATACTTGATTAAAGCATTCTGATATGACTTCATTAGCACCATATAGACCACTTGAGTTGATGCGGGATCCCAAATTAACTCAAGCAGATTTTACTGACTTCATTGGTATTTGGGAAGGATTTGTTCCTGAATCGTTTTGTGATAAATTATTAGAGTTTGGCAAAGCAGTTTTAGATGAAGAACTGTCTGTACAGCAAGAACCATTGTGGAACGAAGATGGAGGAGCAGATGTAGTTGAAGGACATGTGATGTATGGAAGTAGGGATGTTAGACAAGATCAGTCTTTCATGCTAAACTATGTTTCTAGTCGATGGTCCAATCAACTCAATCAGTTCCTGAAATCTTGTACATTGCATTATTGTGATGTTTATTTCGCATTGCAAAATGCTTATTTGATATCTACTGACATCAAGTTTCAAAGAACTCCTCCTGGTGGTGGATATCATATGTGGCATTATGAGAATGGATCATATGAATGTGCGGCAAGAGAACTTACTTGGATGGTTTATCTAAATGACATTCCAGAGGGTGATGGTGGTGAAACAGAGTTTGTGCATCAACCACGCAGAATCAAACCATCAAAAGGAACTGTTGTAATTTTTCCAGCAGCATACACTCATACTCATCGTGGAGGGTTGTTGTTAGGTGAACAGGATAAATATATTGTAACTGGATGGTATATCAAAACTCATGGCACTAACGGTAGACGAAAACAATAAGATTATCGCTGATAACGAACCAGTTCTAGAGTTTGATGTTTTGAACAAGGTAATCGTTGTTCTTGATAGCGAGTCTCGAATGTCCGTTAAAAACGGTGTTGAGGTTTCTCCTAGATTCAAACTTACTAACGACATGCTAGAACGTTTTCTGGCAGAGCAAGTTGGTACATTTTGGCATGATGAAAACGATAAACTTGAATATATCAAGATCTACCGCAAGGTGGGTGCTCATGTACAAAGAAGAAAAATCAAGTATGATTTCGAGACTGGCAATACGTCTTGGGTTTCTTATACATTTACTGGTTACACCCAACAGCAATTAGACGATCTAAAAGAAAAGATCATGCTATATGCTAATGTAGAAGAAGTTGTACGAAGAGAAAAAATTGAAGAAGGTGTTCAAAGAGTAGCATCGGAAAATCTATTCTTTGAAACTCTCGCTCTCAAGAGGGAGAAAGAAAGGAATTATATGTTGACTTCTAGTGATTGGAGAGTCCTACCAGATGTAGAGACAAGCAATAAAGATATGTGGATTAGATGGAGACAAGAGATGAGATCTCTTCCTGCATTTACCGCCCAGTATGAGGACAATCTTGCATTATACAAAGCATTTACTAAATTAAAGTGGCCGATTGATCCTAAAGTATTCTTTAAAGTATATCCAGATGGTTTAGATTCTGATGGAAATGCAGTAGAGTATTTGAACGCTGATGATCCGTTACAATGGGTAGAAAGAGAATTTGATGCATCTACTGACTTTGTTAGAACTAGACTTGGAAATGTGATAGAATGGAGAGAGCGTTCTACCGACAGTTATAAACGAGTCGATAAAGAAGTTCTTGAACTTGCTAAACTATTAAGAGTTGAAGATTTTCTTGAGAATGGTCTTGATTACACGACATTTGTTGTTGAGGATGATATAGATGATTTGGCTGCTGAATGATGTTATTGATGAACGTGCAATAAAAACACTATCACATAACTGGGTTGATGACAGATTCCATTGTGGATCCGATAGCAACCCAAATCTCACAAATAAAAAAAGTTTTGCATTAGATTATGACGATGCAAATCATGATATGATGTGTCAACTATTATATGATCAGATAAAACCAAAGATTGCATCTGATTTTGTAATAAAATGTGTTGGTCAACCATACTTCTCTTGGTATAAACCAGGATGTTTTTATGATAAACATTTGGATGCATTTCCCATCACTGGGTTGTGTCCACACTTCAGTTTCACTGTGTTCTTGAATGATCCAGAAGAATATGAGGGTGGGGAACTGACTATTACTGTTGGTAATACTGAACGATCATTCAAACCAAAAGCAGGAAGTATGGTGCTGTATAGCACTGGACTGTGGCATCAAGTTAATAAAGTCACAGGTGGTGTGGGTCGTAAAGTTGCTGTTGGATGGGCAGAAAGTTTCATTGCAAATAGTGGGATGAGACAACATGTTATTGATCTCAAACATGCCATTAATGAAATTGTTGATGTTATCCCTGTAGACTCATTAGAAAAACTTGAAGCTGCAAGACTTAATATTATTAGAGAATATGCAACACTATAAACAATCTGATGTCGTGCAGCATCATAATTTCTTTGATGAAGCAGACTTCCAAGAAATAAAAAATAAGACTGGGTATGGATCAAAGTGGCAATATGGTCATTCATCATATGGTCAGGAACACCCTCTACGTCACACATGTGTACCATTCTGGAAGATCGATTTTGCTGACGACACATTCTTCACCGATCATCTTCTAAATAAGATACAGCAGAAACTAGGAGAATCTTATCTTCTTCATAATGTGTATGCAAATGGGCATACATATGGTCAAGATGGTTCTATGCATGTTGATGCTAATGACGATCGTGGAAAGACATTGCTTCTCTATGTAAATCCTATCTGGGACTTAACTTGGGGTGGTTCTACCCATTTTTTCTTAAATGAGGGTGAAATACACAGTGTAGTTCCCGAAGCAAACAAAGCGGTATTTTTCCCAGGAAAGATTCGTCATTGTGCAGCACCTATCACCAGGGCGTTCAAGTTTTTAAGAGTTACCCTCGCATTTAAGTTGTATGCTAGTTAATCAAGATTATCAGATATATAATTTGCAGGAGTTCATTGGACTATATGCTGCTGCAACACAAACACCAATGGCATTTGTCAGAGTGACTGGTTGGCACAATAGTTCTGATGTTGATAAGATCAACGAGGCTATCACCACTTATGGAAGTCTCCTAGAAACTGACATGATGAATGAGTTCAGAGATTCTGAATATAATTTCATCAAACTCGATGAGATGAACGATCATGTTTTGTCGTATTTTGAGGATAACTTCCCATCATCACAGACAGCTGTGACAAACAGTGAAATGTATATCTTCTATGCGTTATACAATGATCAAGGTCAACTAATTGCTTCTAACGAATGATGTTCTCCGACAACTATTGCGAGGCAGACGTTTATAGTCTAGTCAAACAAAAGAAACTTTATAGCTCATCTAGGTTTCCCTGGAGGTATACTGGACTATGTAATGCAAAGTATTTGCCTACTTTAGATTTGGATGTGGTGGAAAAATTAAACAAATACATCACCTTTCATCATTATGTCAAACTGTCTGATGCGGAACCACTGAAAAATGAATACAAATATCTTACTATCAATCATATTGATGGTGAGATCATTTCATATGAGACTGCTAGTGCAGTTAGATTGAACACGGCATTAAAAGAGGGCGATCTAGGATACTTTTGTAAGGCGACAGATACAGTAGCATTAAAACCACTGATGAGAGAGTTGATCTCTTATGTACCATCAGAGAACAATTATCATTGTTGCTATCTGAATGGGTTTACCTATGATGCTGAAGGAGAGTACACTGGCGTCACATTTAGAAGAGCACATGAAGGAAAGAATATCACAGGTATTTTAGAAAACGATCCAGATCTAGATGAAAAGTTAGCAAAACATCATGAAGAGTGGCGAGCATATACTATTCCAGAGGGAAATAGTTTTTTAAAGAGACTTCAAGATACTGTTACTCGTAATGGTAGTTGCTTCAATCCATCACTTGTTAAAAAGGTTGATGGTAAACTGCACTACAGGTTGAATTACGTAAAACAAGAGTATGCAATGAGGAGGTCTGCCAAAGAAACTCCTGGAATTACAGTTGATACATATGATCCAACCAATGCTTTAAGAGATAGATTTCCAATACCTAATTGGAAGAATTCACTCATGCTATCTCAAATCTTATCTGCCAATGATTTATTGTCAGTATCTGAACTTGAATATATTGATAGTGTGATCAGCGACTGTATGACAACTATTAATACAGAATCTACCAACAATCTTGATGAGAATCATTGGATTAAAGATGTTAAACTTGCTTTTGAGTTTGTCTTTAAAGATAATCAATTAGTAGATATTCTTATGACTAGATATCAATATCATACTTTTGATAAGATTGAGGTTCCTATGTATAGTGAACAAAGAATGATAGATCTAGGTATGAGTGAAGAGGCAATAAAGTCAGTTTATCCAGATTAAAGACTGGCACAGGGGGTTGACGAACCCCCTTTTTCATGCCATACTGTATTCACACCAGACATACAGTATGCAACTCCGCCCCCACCAGCAACGTGCTTTAACTGCTATGCAGAAGCACAAGTTTGGTCAGATCATCGTGCCCACAGGTGGTGGCAAGACCATGATCATGATCAAGGACCTTGCACGACGCTTTGCTAATGCAGAGCGTCCCATGACTGTTGCTGTTGTTGCTCCTCGTATTCTCCTCGCTACTCAACTGTGCGAAGAGTTTATGGAAGATGCTGGCATCAACCGTCCTGATGTTGTGCCTGCACACATTCACAGTGGTGAGACTGTTCACTTCAAGACTACTAAAGTGAACAAGATTACTGCTTTCGACACCATGTGTCAGACTATGCAGGTGCATCGTATCTACTTCACTACTTACAATTCCCTGCGTCGTCTTAATGAAGCAGGTATGTCGTTCGATGTAGCATACTTTGATGAGGCACACAATGCGACCAAGAAGAACTTCTTTCCTGAAGTTGCTAACTGTGATGCCAAGCGTTACTACTATTTCACTGCCACTCCCAAGCACACTCGTTCGCCTTTTGGCAATGGCATGAACAACTATGTTGTGTTCGGTGATGTTATCGAACAGTGCCCTGCTCCTGAACTGATCAACAACGGTTCTATTCTACCTCCTACTGTCAATGC